AATGAGATAGACGATAAGCCAAGAGCTACATTGAGAGAGGATATCGCAATGCAGGCTATAATTGATTCGATATAAAAGATAGAAGCGGTTATAACTAAAGTTATATAAACTTTATATAGTTTTAAGCCAATAGTGATTACAATATAGAAGTTAAAAAAAGGATGGAACGGAATGAGACTAACTGAAGAGCAGATACTTCACTTGATAGATTTGCTAGAAATGAACATAAAAGAGAAACAGACTTGCCCTCATAGGCTTATGACAAAAGAGATGATTGACGAAGCAATAGCTTTTGATATGGCTCTGATTGAGGTTTTAGAAAATGTTTACCTGCATAGTAGATGAACGGTTTGAAAATGGGAGCAGGGGAGTTTATTCTAATGCAAACACGTACTCAAAGCCTAGTAGAATCTATAACAAACATTCTAATCGGCTACACGGTTGCAATAGCGTCGCAACTGATAAGTTTTTCCGTTATTTGATATAAACATACCTTTGAGCGATAACTTACTCATAGGGGCTTATTTTACAGTAATTAGTTTGGTTAGAAGTTATGTGGTACGGAGATATTTTAACAGAATAATGTTATAATACCACATACGCCAAGTCCCTGCTCGCACACTTAGCCTGTTAAATCTATATCTGCCTTGTTTTTCTCATCCATTTTCAAGGTAGTAGTAGGTTTAAATAATAAAGGATGAAAATGTGTGAAATAATCAAAAGACTTAACGAGGACAAGCAAATGAGTGCAAACAAACCATTAACAAGAGAAGAATTTGCAGAACAGCATAATTGTACATCATGGGGTTCATTTGCAGAACAAGCATACGGAGATTATGTATCAAATGAGTTTCCAGAGCATGAGAAACAAGAACAAATACTAATCCAAGAAAAAGAAGATAGAGCTAAAAAGAGAGAAGAAAATTTAAAGAAGTTAAAAAAAGAGAGAACACTTGAAAAATGATGCAATGTTTTATATTGGAGTAGGTTTTGATATTATCTTAATTTCAGGCATATTCTATTTCTTTCAAGAAGTAATAAAACTATTTAAAATGATAATTGGGTAAAAATGGCAACAACGAAAAAGCCTCAGACATTAACAGATAAACAAGAAGGCTTCGCTGTTTCATTTGTAATGAATGGTGGAGACGCTTCCGCTGCTTATAGAGAAAATTATAGCTATGATAATATGCAAGAAAGTACAATATGGAGAAACGCTTATGAACTACGCCACCATAACAAGGTTTCAGCAAGGATACACGAATTACGCATAAAAACGATAACTTCTAAGATTTTAACGATAGAAGAGAGAAAAAAATTACTATCTGAAAGAGCATTAGATGGAGACAATAAAGCACTTGATATGTTAAATAGAATGGAAGGCGTTTATGTTGAAAAGACAGAGACTAAGATAACCGGAAGCACTACGATTGTCAATATTGTAGAGGATAAAAGAGAGAATGACCAAAACTCTTAAATTACTTCGCCATCAGTTTGCATTATTACAAGACACTGATACTAAGATACTTGGTTTAGTAAGTGGTTTCGGAGCTGGTAAAACTTTTGCAGTAGCCAGAAAGGCAGTACAGCTAGCACAACTCAACCCCGGATGTGATGGCATAGTAACAGAGCCTAACTTCCCACTACTTACGCAAATCTTAATCCCTGAACTTAAAACAGCACTTGACTACTTCGGCATACCGTATGAGTTTAAAACAGGCGAAAGTATTTTCTATTGCCAAGTAAACGGCATAGAAACAAGAATCATCTGTAAATCAATGGAGGGTTACGAGAGACTAATAGGTATCAACGCTGCGTGGGTAATTATGGATGAGTTCGACACCGCCAAAACAGAGCTTGCTTACAATGCTTATATTAAACTACTAGGTCGTATCCGCGTTGGCAATATAAGACAAATGGTTATCGTATCAACCCCTGAGGGCTACCGTGCTATGTATAAGATATTCGTTGAAGAGGCGGGCGAGGGCAAAAAGCTAATAAGGGCAAAGACAACAGACAACTACCACCTGCCACAAGACTACATTGACACAATGCGCTCCCAATACCCTCCTGAACTCATAGAAGCGTACCTAAATGGAGAGTTTACAAACCTAACAAGCGGAACAGTCTACACTCAATACGATAGGACACTGAATGACACTTCTGCAATTGACGATGGAATGAGTGATTTACATATAGGGATTGACTTCAACGTTGGCGCAATGTCTGCAATTGTTTGTATCGTAAAAGATAATAAGATATTTGCAGTCAATGAGTTTGTTGATTTATTTGACACTCCCGAGCTGATAGAGACATTAGAGACCGCGTATCAAAACAGAAGACTATACGCGTACCCAGATGCAGCAGGAGATGCTAGAAAATCAGTGCAAGCCAATACCTCAGATATTAAACTATTAAGACAGGCGGGCTTTACGATAAGAGCAGATAGCAAAAACCCAAGCATTATGGATAGAGTAAATGGGTTAAATACCTTATTTAAAAACTCAGCAGGCGACAGAAGATGCTTTGTAAATACAGTAAGGTGTCCTAAGCTCACAAAAGCACTAGAGCAACAAAGCTATGATGAAAATACTCGTATGCCAGACAAAAAGAATGGACATGACAACAAAGGCATTGATGCGCTGGGATATTTAGCCGCTAAATTATTCCCGCTTACTTACACAAGAAGAAAGCCTTTGCAAACAAATAGCGGAACACAGCAAGGAACATCAAATGATTGGAGCGTATACGATTGATAACTTTTAACAAATATGAGCAAGAAGAGTTTGACAGCTACTCAAAAGAACAAGTGTATGAAGCATACCTATCCGAGCATCATTCAAGGTTAAAGCTAGAGCAGATGTTAAAAGATTCTGGTAAACAAAACGCAGCACTTAGATATGACAGAGATAAGTTTGAAGATAAATACTTTAGAGAGTTAGTTAAGAGAACTACACCTACAACAACTGATGAAAATTTAGATATATTTTTTAGCACCAAACATCAAATAGTGTGGATAGAAAAAGGATATATCGGTATGCAACATCTTGACAGTAAACTGTTTATTGCATATTTATACAACGCTGGCTCACTAGCTACATCAAAAGCAATCGTAAAATATCTAAAGGGGAATGAGGTTTATTATACATTCCCCAATAAAGACCACTATAAAAACAACTCAGAACAATACGGAGATGTGATGAGACTTGTGTTATAATGTGGCAATTATTTAAAGGAGCTTTGAATGGGCGGTGCTAAAAAGTTAATTAAAAAAATAGGTGGAGCAACACTGGATGTTGTAACGCTTGGGCAGTCAGAAACAATCAAGGACGTTGCTAAGGGTGTAACGGGAATTGCGGCGGCAGAGGCGGCAAAAGACGCAGCAGCAGTGGCGGCAAAAACAGCAGCCGAGCAAAAAGCAGAGATTGCCAAACAAGAAAAGCTAATAGCAGACGAGCAAGCAGTGCAGGACAAGGTAAGAGCAGAAAGAACTGGGAGACTTGCTCAAAATCTTCTACTATCAGGCAGTGAAACAGGTGGTGCTAGAGGCTCACTTCTAAGGAAATCATAATGCTATACACAAATGAATACACACTTCTAAAATCACAAGATGGCGGGAAAGATATAGTTCTAAAGCCGGGCAAGATAAATGCTTTTGAGCCAATACAAGGCAAGTTTATATCTACTTCATACGCAAGAATACTAGACGCTGATACTCTGCAAGAGGTGCAAAAGCTGAATGTCGGACAAATTATTAATGGTATTGGAATAGTAGAAGAAACAACACCTAAAAAGAGGGCATCTAAATGATTGAATATGAAGAAGTAATCAAAAGGTTTACTGCTGCAAAAGCTAATAAACAGCTATGGGAATCACATTTAAAAGAATGTTACCGCTATGCAATGCCACAGCGTAACACTATTGATGATTATAGTCCGGGTCAAAAGAAGCGTGAATTTGTTTTTGATTCAACAGCAGAAGACAGCCTTGAAGACTTTGCGACACGTATGGAATCTGAGCTCGTTCCTCCAAATATCAACTGGATGAAGCTAGAGGCAGGCGTAGAGACACCACCGGAAGAACAAGACCAAATAACGGAATATTTAGAGCAGACAACCGACACGGTTTTCAACCATATAAACTCTTCAAACTTCTCTTCACAAATTCACGAGGCCTTTTTAGACTTAGGCATATCAACGGGGGCAGTAATTGTTGAAGCTGGAGATGGTATTCAATCCGCACTAAACTTTAGATGCGTAAGTTTATCAGAGCTGTATCTTGAAAAGTCGAGCAGAGGTATAGTAAGGACTGTATTTAGAGAGCTTAAAATACCAGTCGGAGATATAACAAGCATTTGGGCAAAAGCAAAACTAACTGAGAAGCTCAGTCAAATGATAGAAAAAGACCCCGCAACAGAAGCAACTTTTATAGAATGTTGTGTTGAGAATAAACAAGGCAACGACTTCTTCAATTTAGTTATCTACACAGAAGAGAAAATCTTTTTATTAGAAGAGACCCTTGAGGCTAGTCCGTGGGTAATTTTTAGAGAATCAACAATACCGGGCGAAGTTTATGGGCGTGGCAGAGTGATGAGAGCATTGCCAGATATTAAAACTCTTAACTTAATGGTAAAAGACCACTTAACAGCAGCAGCCTTTACAGCTAACCCTATCTACACGGCAACGGATGATGGGGTTATTAACCCTTACACGGTTAGGCTAAGACCGGGTACTATTATTCCTGTTGGCTCAAATAGTAACGATAACCCAACATTAAGACCTCTTCCAATAGCAGGAGATTACAGTGTTCTTCAATATGATATCAGAGCATTACAGGACAATATTAGACGCATTATGATTTCTAAGCCTTTTGGAAATGTTGAAGAAACTCCCGTAAGAACTGCGACAGAAATGAGCATAAGAAATGCAGATATGGCTAAGACTTCTTTAGGAGCTTCAGGGCGCATTCAAAACGAGCTGCTAGAAGCGATAGTAGCAAGATGTGTTTATGTACTAAAGAAAGCAGGAAAGATTGCGGACTTCAAAGTAGATGGCAAACAAGTAGCTATTAAGTTTACAAGTCCATCAAGCAGAAGCCAAGATGAACAGACACTAGCAGCGATTGGTAGGTTCTTAGAGATTATGGCTGTATTCCCTCCTGAAATGGTTAATAATGAAATGAGGATGGAGAAGTTTCCATCACAGGTGGCTGATATTCTCGGGCTTCCAGCATCTTTAAAACGTTCAGATGCAGAAAAGCAACAAAGAGCTGAACAACAAGCAGAAGCACAAGCTGAACAACAAGCAATTGCAGCAGCGAGCGTTCAACAACAACAAGGAGCTAAACAATGATAAGTTTTACTAAAAGACTATTTAAATCAAAAGAACAAAAGACCGCAGAGGAGATTTCAATCTTACTTAAAGGTACATTTGGAACAGAACTTGGAAAAAGAACAATTGAATATTTAGCGGAAGTGTTTGTGGATAGAGATATATACACGAATGGAATGACGCTGGACCAAGTAGCATTTAGACAAGGCGAGGCATCAGTAATTAAAAAAATAATAAAGGAGATTAATAGCAATGGCAGATTCACAATTACAGACGATACTAAATAGTGGCGGGATTACAAATATAAACATAGGGGGAACTGCAACAACAGATAAAGTCTTAAAAGCAGATGGCACAATTTCTCAAACAAAGACGGCTTATATTCCCCAAAATGTAGCGCCTACCCACATAGAGGGACAGGTATATTATAATAATGTCACAAAGTCTTTTGGTTTTCAAGGTCCATTTAGCGGGATAGAAGTTAAAGCAGGACACGAAATTCATATGCACGTTATTAACAACTCTGGAGCCTTGATTGAGGCGGGTATGGCTGTTAAAATAACTGGCGTTTCTGTTGGCGGAATACCCACAATAGAAAAGGCACAAGCAAATAGTTTTTTAAATGCAAGAGTAAGAGGCATAACAGTGCAGGCGGTAAACAATGGAGCTGAAACAGCAATAACTACATTTGGCGAGATTGACAATATCAACACACTAGGGATTGCAACGGGAGTGCCTTTATATCTAAGTGAAACAGTTGCAGGAACATATACTGCAACTGCTCCGGCTATCAAATCTGTTATTGGCGGTTCATTGGTAGCTTCAGCAACAGTCGGAAAACTATTTGTCACAATAACAAATAATCAAAACATACCAACAGTATTAGCGGCGCTTCAAGGGCAATCAACTGGAGGCTTGTATAGTTTAACGACTACCGCACAAGATTTAGTAAACTTTGCAAGCAAGAAAGAAGTAGTAACAACAGCAAATATTACCACTGGAGTTATCACTCTTCCTGCAAACGGAGATTATAAAGTAACGGTTACAGCTTCAATTACTTTTCCATCATCAACATCTACAAGAAGTGTGACTTTTGAAGTATATGACGCAACAAGCTCAACGATCCAATTTTCTTACGTCAAAAACATACCAAGAGATGCAACAGAAGATGGATTGAGTTTTAGTTGGGCGATAAATAAGACAGCGGCGAATACTCAGAAAATAAGGGTAAAATCAAGCATTGCAATAGATGTGACTTTTACTAATGTTTCTTACGACATTACATCAATAAGTATAAGTTCTTAGCTATCTCTTTGGAGGTAGTTATAGAGCCTAGCTCAATTTAAACAAAAGGATACTTGTATGGAAGAAACCACACAACCCTCAACAGAAACAACAGTAGTCGGAGATGATGGGGGAACATCTAGCACCAAATCATATATAGACGGAAAGTACAAATCGGATACTGATTTAGAAAACGGGTATAAAGAACTGCAATCAAGCTATTCTAAAAAACTTGGAGCGTTTACAGGAAGTCCTGATGCTTACGAATTGTCAGAGGGCATTGAATCAAACAGTAGAATAGAGGCGTTACAGATTTGGGGTAAAGAAAACCAACTCAGCAATAAGGCATTAAATGACATTATTGAAATGGATATGGCTACGCAAAAGACAGAGATGGAGAGTTACATAACTCAGCAAAAAGAATTACTAGGCAAAGAAGC